CACGTCAAGTGTATTCTCAGAATCTTGACTTTACTCATTTTCAGAATCACAAGGGTATTAAATTCATTATACAACAAGATCATTATGATGATAAAATCAACAGATTTTGTTGGGATCCTTATGGCTTTGTTAGTAATGGTCACAGTGATATCAGTAGTATTTATCGTGAAGGTGATTGGGGTACAATTAATGGTGGTTGGATTAAGATCATAGATGATAATGTGATTTTATATGCTAAATCAGGTGATTATGGTGTATATGATGATGCTATTGCCATAGAGTGTGCAAAGAAGCTGTTTCCTACAAAGAAAATACATTCATTTGCTGGAAAACAATGGGATGATGGACTAGGAGATAAATTCTTTCCATTACCATTTTAAGATACAATAGAAAGGTAGTGATATTCTACGTATTCCTGGACATGAAGACAAACTGTCCATTTTTTAAACTTATTAATCAATTTACAAATCTCTAAAAACAGAAATTATGAGAAATTTAGCAAACAAAGGCTTGTCTATGTCACAAGCACAATCAATTAGTAACTTGTGTAATCAGAATGCACAAGAGATTCAAAGAGAGTTAGACTCTTACAACAACTGTAGTAAGTCCATTACAATAGGTGGACAAGTATATGATATGCAAGAGGGTATTCCTATCCCTGGTGATATACTTGACAAGTTGAAGAACAAAGGTGATCTTCATGCTACTCAAGCTTTCCTTATGGAAGCTATTAAAGGTAAAGAGTCTGAAATAGATAGAATCCGGAAATCATCTCCAAATTTATCTCATTTGGTTAAACCTGAAAGAGTATATGTTGATGATTATGATGTTGACTATGGTGTTGAAGAGTCTTGGGGTTGGTCTCAACTTTCAGATTCTGAGTATTCAGAGTATCTTCAAGCTGAAGCTATGGCTTCTCATTTGGGTCAGTTCATTCATAAGAATGGTAAACTTACTCAATTGAGAAAGGATCTTCCTAATACAGCATCCATTGAGTGGTTTAATGTTGAAGATGGTAAAAAGACACCTGTAAAGGTTACTAAACACCATGTGTCAGGTGCATTAATGATCTTACATGAAGAGATTGCTGAACAACATAGAGTGTATGAGCAACGTGTAAATTATTTCAAAGCTAAGGTTAAGAACTTAGTTAGTGATGAAAATGCTAGAATCCAAAAGAATAATGCAGACAAAGCTGCTGAGTTTCTTAAACTTGAGAAAGAAGTTAATGAGAAATATCAGTTAGCAATGGATGCTTACAATGGAGAAGTTCTTAGACTTACTATGGAGTTTAATTCTCAGAGAGAGTTAGACATCAAATCTGCTGCAGCATTGAGAATCAATGTTGATCCTCGTTTTCAGCATGTAATTGACATGTTTATTACACCTGAAAAATAGTGAACTAATTAGGTGAGTAAGAGATAGGCACAAGCTGATTCTCTTACTCTTTATACCTAGTGACAGGAATTTTATATAAACTTCGTGGCTGATTACCACATACTAAGAAATGTTTGATATACATTAATTTAAACCGCTTCTCTTCAAACTATAAAAACTGAGATAGAACTCATGGTTAGACAGGTTACTCCAATGTGAGATAACTGGCTAACAAACTTGAGACTTAGTATTTGTATTTGCCTTTGTAGAAGAGAAGGTCTTTGTATTTGTATTTGAATTTATCTTTAGCTATATATTCCTGTCACTTGGTAACTATTTTTAGAATTAAAACAATTGATATGAGAAGAAAAGAAATAAAACAGAGAATTGATCAACTTCATGATCATAGACAACAGATTCTTCATAGAGATCATAAAGGAAAAGATGCAGAATATGCAGCTCTTGCTCTATCAGATATTGAACACAAAATTGTTGTCTTAGAAGATATGTTGGATTTTGAAACAAGAATGCTCCCATTTAAAATAATGCTCTATGGCTTTATTGTAATTGCATGTGGGTTATTAGTATGGGCTTATTTAAAAAGTATATGATTATGAATTGGTTAGAAAAAGTATTTAAAAAAAAGAAAAAGAGTTACAACACGGATTGTAACTACAAATTATTGATTATTGATGATAAAGCAGAACACTTTCATGAGATTCTTGGTGTTACAGAAAAAAGAGCAGATGAACTTGCTAAAATATGTCTTGATGCTTACAAAAGTCATGATTATTTACATGCTACATTAGAAGAAGTTGTATCTAAATGTAAGCATACTAATGAAGTTGTCTTTGCTACATTAATAACTCAAAAAGTTATTGCAAGTGAACAATCAAAAGATAGATTACATCATATGCTTAAAGGTTTATTTAGTCGTGACTAAGTATACTATTGAGTCTGTATTAGGATTTGATTTGAATGTAGACATTACAGACAAAGATGGTAATGTAATCAATAAAGGTGTAAGAAAATCAGTAATACCAGTTACACTTTCCGATAAGGTAACAGCAAGAGTATTTGATAAGAGTTTCTTTACACACTTTAATGAAGACTTGTTAAATAAAATAAGACAACATAGAAGATTAACTGATTGAGTATGAGAATATCTGTAACGTATGAAGATTCTGATGTAGCAAAAGCCTTGGGTAAGATTGTTAAAGACCCAAATGCTGAAGAGTTTATTAAACTTATAACTCCAATGATTTGTACAAGTCAACAAGCAACTGAGTATTTTTTCAAGCTTATGTTGGGTAATAAACTACCTGATGTAATACCTGATGGTACATTATGCAAAGTATCTGTAAATAATCTTGGTTACGGTAGTAATAAAGATGCTATCAGAGATCAATTTGGTGATGAAGATGGTAAAGTAGTAGTTACTGTCAAAGAATTCAGAGGTTATCATGAGTATAGTCAGTATCATATTGAGTACACCAATATTTCAGATAATGGTGCTACAAAAAAAGACACTACTTATGTTCAGCACAAAGAATTAGAAATTATAGAAGAGTTTTAAGATAGTATATCTGTTGATATGCTTTTTCCAGACCAAATGAAAGGGAGTAGAAATGCTCCCTTTTCATTGTTAGCTATATATTACTAAATATTATTAGTTTAAACTAGTAGCTTTTAAATAAATGCTCTATATTTATCTGCATATTTATGTATGCCGGTGATACAATATCAACTCCCTAATGGGAAAGTAGTTCACCTCTCTATAGAGGAGTATCTTGATCTTACTGATGAAGATGTGCAATACCTCATGTCAATTGACTATGGTGAACATATTAGGGACCCTTTTAGTGGCTCGGCTGTTTCTAAAAACACCAAAGAAAAATACTATGACTTTGAATTCCTTCCAGAGGATGACGAAGATTTAAATGATATCGTGTCTGATGACATTCCTTTTGATGATATCATTGATTTATCTGATAATTTGGATATGTAGTTTTAAACTACAAACTACCCTTAACGTGAGTAATTAAGGACTTAGTATCTACTCAACAATCTATTTATTTATTAATTTTTTTAACACTTAGAATTATGAACTCTAAAGTAATTATTTTGGCTGACGAAACTACAGGAGCTGTAGTAAATGTATCTGTAAACAATCCTGAGTATGGATATGTACGTGTACAACAAGTAAGAACAATGATTGATGACAATGGTTTCTTACGTAGAAAACCAGTATCTGCATTAATCCCAGGTACATTAGCAGAATTGAAAGATTCTGGTTTCTTTGCCGGACAACAGTTAGATGGTAAAATTGTAGTAGAAGAATCTCTTGAACCATTCAATGAGAAAACTCCAGAACGTGACTTAAAAGTTGCAGGAGAAACAGGTATTGTATGTACATTAGATGGTTTACCTATCTATAGAAGAACTAAAATGAGTTTTGATGCAAATGTATCTGATATATTGATCAAACACAACAATACTGAAGAATTACGTGCAGCTTATAATGTAGGTAAATCTAAAGCAATAGTAAATGCACGTCCATCTGATGATTTCTCAATTGGTGGATAGTATTTAGTTAATTAGTGTGAGAGAGTGTCATTAGTGATACTCTCTCTTTTTTATGAATGTAAAATTGTATGATTAAAATGGAAAAGTTAAAACAACAGGTAAGAGATTACCAATTACATGCAGGTAAAACCTACATGCAGTATGAACAAGACAAGTATTCTGTATATCAGAACTATTTGTATAAAAGAGCACTCTATGGTCTAGATGCTCTTGATCAGAAAGAGTTAGCTACAATGTGTAGTAAAAAGAAACAAAGAATTATAAATGTATTTAAGAAATCACAAACTGTGCTCAATACATTTAAACAAAAAGTTACTATTGATTATACCAATGGTATTTTTAAAACTTTGTTTCCAAATTCTAATTTGACAAAAGAATTAGCTACTCTTACAGAAGTTGATGAAAAGTTTAAAAATACATTAACTTTCAAAGATTTAAATATTGATAAAGATAAGATAATTAGTATCTTTATAACAGAAGGTGTGCTTCCTAAAAACTTTTTAAGTTTAAAAGAAGCACCAGTAAATTTACCAATGTTAAAAACCACTAAAAACTAAGATTATGACAAGAAAAGAATTTTTAAACAAATTTGAAGACTTAACTAGACAATTAGAAGATTTAGTAAATGAATTACCTTCTATACCTGAATTAGAAGAAGATATTTATAAAGAAGATGAAAGCAAAATGTCTGTATCTGCAGACATAATGAGCTTAGAAATGAATATAGATAATTTATCAGACTTATATTTTGATCAAGACTAAAATTATGAAAACATTTTATGATATCAGAGAGTTGTCTCCAGCTAGAGAAAGATGGAGATCTCTTGAAGTAAAAGTTTTACTAAGTAGTAAAAGAAAATACTTAATTAAAGTTATTACAATAGATCATCCAAGATGTGCTGATCTAATAAATAAGTATATTGTTTGTCCAAAAGACAATTTTCTTGATAAAGATCTTCATATTACTGAAAGTTTTTGGAGTGCTTTAAAGAATTTTCTTTTTAAGAGAGCACCTAAAGCTCCTGAGTTTCCAAAAGAACTACTATGAAGCTTAAAGAATGTGATGGTTGTCAAAAGATGACTGTTATATGGAAGAACCATGAGGGATTTAAATATTGCAAATATTGTTGGAGTTGCCAAAATCCCAAGAATAAAGATAATATACAGAAACCAACTGATTATAAAATCCCTCTGGTTTCTTCTAAAAAGAAAAAGAAAGATGCTGAGTATCTTAAATTAAGAGAAAGATTTCTTACTGAGAATCCATTATGTGTGGTGAAGGTGAACGGATGTGGTCATGGTGCCACTGATGTTCACCATAAATTTTCAGGGTCAGATAGAGATACTTATTACCTTGTACAATCTACATGGTTAGCTGTTTGTAGGAACTGTCATGATTGGATTCATGCACATCCTGCAGAAGCTAGAACTATGAATTGGTTAAAATAAAACTTATGACAAAAGATGAAGTTCAATTAGAAGCATTAGCTGCAACTGATGGTAAACAAAGATGTAGTGTAGTTTTAGGTACTGGTGTAGGAAAGACCCTGGTGGGTTTGAATCATATAGACCGGAATACTACTCCATTGATGAAAGTCCTTATTGTTGCTCCTAAGAGATCAATTTTTCAGTCATGGAAAGATGATGCTGAAAAATTTGATAAGGAATATTTATTAGGTAGAATGGTGTTTACTACTTATCTGAGTCTGAATAAACACAATCCTAATGACTATAATGCTGTCTATTTAGATGAGGCTCATAGTTTGTTAGATAGTCACCGAGGATTTCTTCAGTTATACAAGGGTAAAATCTTGGGTTTAACTGGTACTCCTCCTAAACGTGGTTATTCAGAGAAAGGTAAGTTAGTTAATGAATTCTGTCCTGTTGTATTTACATTTAAAGCAGATGATGCTGTAGAGAATAAAATACTGAATGATTACCAAATCATTGTTCATCAAATATCTTTATCTCAAGAGAAAAACTATGTGGTAAATCAAGGAAATAAAACATGGGTAACTGATGAAGAATCAAATTATATCTATTGGTCTAGAAGAATTGATGTAGGATCCGGAAACATGCACATGCTCAGAGTTATGAGAATGAAAGCAATGATGGAATATCCTAGTAAAGAAAAATATACTAAAAAACTAATGCAAAGTATTAGTACTAAGTGTATTGTCTTTGCAAATACCCAAGCTCAAGCAGATAGATTATGTTCTCATAGCTATCATAGTAATAATAAAGATTCTGAAGATAATCTTCAAAAATTTAAGAACGGAGAAATAACCAAGTTATCTACTGTGCTTCAATTAAGTGAAGGTGTCAATATTTCTAATCTTAAACAGGGTATTATTATGCATGCCTATGGTAATGAGAGAAAAGCAAGTCAAAGAATTGGTAGATTACTTCGTTTAAATCCAGATGATAAGTCTATTGTACACATACTATGTTATGTAGGAACAATTGATGAGAAATGGGTTACTGAAGCTCTAGAAGGATTTGATCAGACAAAGGTTTTATGGAAAGATTTTGGGGTTAATTTGGATTAACCCTATAATTTTTTGTATATTAGATTATATGGAAGATTACAGCAAAGGAGATGTTATAAATGCATTATTGTCTATGGACTTAGTAACAAGAAAAAGAGCTCTTGTTGATCAAAGAAGTTATCTGATAGGAATTCTTGCTTATAGATTCATGATGACAGAACATCAAATTTCTGATACAATTCGTATTAAAAGAGATAAAGTTAACTACAATAAAAAGTTAGCATTACAGTGGTATACTGACAAGATCTATAAGCAGAATGTTTATGTATATGCTCAGATGTTTCCTTTTGATTTTAATGTTTTTGAGCCTGTATCTATTGCACATAGACAGAAAAGAATTCAACTAGATGTTGATACTAAATTCTACAACAAACTAAAAGCAGCTGGTTCTATTCTTGGTCATAAAGATGTGAGAGTAACAATTAAATTGTTTTTAGAAAAAAGTTTGAAATTATGGGAAGAATGAAAGAAGCCTGTATTGATTTAATAAATGCAAATGGATGTATACCAGAAGGTATAACTATAGCTGATCTTGTCAGAATGAAAGAATTAGAAATTTATAATTGGGAAGAATATGAGCGACAACAAGAGAAAACAAGATTACAGTTCTTTGAATCAGAAGATTCAGCTGAGACTACAAAGATTGAGCAAGTCAATAAAAAGTTCTCAGCTTACTATGGAGAAGCCAGAGAAGAAAAAAAAAGTAAATAATGAAGAAGGGGACTAGAACCTGGATGTTGTACTATATGGTTATAGTGCACATCTTTGCAGTATTAGGCACAACTGGATATGTAGTAATGTATTTACCAGAATGTTATCCCTGTCTTTGGAGTTGGTTAATGCTAATAGTATTAGCTGTTGTAAACTATTTCATTTTTGACTGTATGTACTCTTATATAAAGAGGATCAGAAGAAGAAGAAATAGAAGATTATGAAACATTTTCTAAAATTTTTTATCATATGGGTAAGTCAAAACTTATCTGTACCCTTTTGGATGGTGGGCCATGTTCACCTGACAGTAAACGTCTATGAAGACATTCATGAGATATTAGCATCATTTGGTATGAATTTACTAGTTGCTGCTGGATTTATTATTAATTATTTAGAAGAAAAAAACAAAAAATTATGAAAGAAGTATTATTAGCCCTTATGTTGGGCACTGCACTTTGTTATGAGATTATTATATTCATTAAAGCTAGATCTTATGTAAGAACTTTTTATGTAAGAAGTAAAGAAGAAAGAGATGAAAATGATAAAACTGTACAGTTTGGTATTGGTTGTTTTTCATTGATATATATGATATTCTTAGTATTAGGTATGGCTATAAGTTCTTTATGGTATATCTACTTGACTATATTTCTTATATCAATTATACAATCACCTATTAATAGATATCTTAAGAAAAGAAAGTACTGGGAAAGTATGATTATGTTTAAAAAATTAGATTCTTTAGTATCTATAGTGATTATTAGTTTTTTATTCTTTGCACATTTTCATCCAGAAGTATTAACCTGGATATGGTAATTGAAAAAGTTACTAGAAAATCTATGATCATAAGACCTAGTGGGAGGAGTACTGATTTCATCAGTCCCTCCTTTGGTCATGGCTGTTTGTATAACTGTACTTACTGTTATATGAAAAGACACAAGCCGGAAGGATTATCTGTAGCTACAAATACTATGGACATCTTGACAGAAATTAATTCACATGCTTATTTTTCTACAGTAGAGAAACCTAATCAAACAGGAGAGTATGTAACCTATGATATTTCTTGTAATGAAGACTTTGCTCTGCATGCAAAATATCATGACTGGAAGACAATCTTCAAGTTCTTTAGAGATCATCCACTTGCTATGGGTTCATTTGCTACTAAGTATGTAAATAAAGATTTGCTTGAACTTAATCCAGAAGGTAAGATTAGAATAAGATTTAGTCTAATGCCGGAGAAATGGAGAAAAGTTCTTGAACCAAATACAAGTTCTATTGATTTAAGACTTAATGCTGTTCCAAGATTTCTTGATGCAGGATATGAAGTACATTTGAACTTTAGTCCTGTTATTGTTCATGACAATTGGTTAACTGAATATGAGTTTTTGTTTTATTTGATTAATAAACATGCAACATATAATAGTTGGAATACTGATGCTGTTAAAGCTGAAGTAATATTTCTTACTCATAATGAAGATAAGCATCAGTATAATCTAGCTAATAAACTTCCAGGAGAAGATTTATTATGGGTACCTAAATTACAAGAAAGTAAAACTTCTCAGTATGGTGGAAAGAATCTCCGGTATGAACATAACAGAAAAGCTCATTATATCAAGCAGTTTACTGAATTACATGATGAAATTTTACCTTGGAACACAATTAGATATATTTTTTAACCTTTAAATCTGAATAAGATGACAGAAAAACAAAAAGACAAATTGTGGGTAGATTATATGGTTACTCAATTAGAATTAAATCTTACACATTTTAAAGAAACTCCATTACATATAGCTGAAATTGAATATTTTCACAGAGAAGTAGAAAATTTTTATTACTTACCAGCAGAACGTATGAATTTTCAAGCTTGGAATTGGAAATGGGGACACAGAGTTTTTAATTAAAATCAGAATAAAATGAAAACAAAACTAATTAAAAGAGATAATGATTATTGTCTTTACAATGAATCAGGAGAAACTATTGCAGCATCTTGGGCTAATGTAACTGGTAAAAAATTATTACAATCAAATTGTGATGAGATATTTGGAGTTGTTGATGCTGGGAAGTTAGCAGAAGAAGAAATTCCATATTCATCAAGTACAACAATAAATGTACAAAGAATGAGGTTTATACACGGCTTCAACAAAGCAATGGAGTTGAATAAAGACAAGTTGTTTACTGAAGATGATGTAAATCTTGCATTTGTATTAGGTAAAAATAATGATGAATCAAGAATCAATAAACTTATAAATTCAAGACTACAACCAACAGAAATGGATGTTGAGATAGAGATGGAAGACATTATTCAGTTAAAGAAAAGAGCAGGTGGTCTTACCAATATGGGTAAACCAAAACTAGACTCAAACGGTTGCTTAATACTTAGAAAATTATGAAAAATATACACATTATACCAACAGAAAAACCAAGTAGGTTGTTTAAGTCTTTTGGAAAATTAAATATTGGAGATTATATTACTAAAAGAGAAAATCTTCAAGTTACTAACCAACACATCTACATCACTTCTGATGAAGAAATTAAAGATGGAGATTGGATGATTAGAGGTAATGAACAACCAACATTAGTTACTCCTAATTTCTTTTGGGATTTTGGGGTTAGATATTATAAAATCATCCTAACAACAGACCAAGACTTAATTGCAGATGGTGTTCAAACTATTGATGATGAGTTCTTAGAATGGTTTGTAAATAACCCAAGTTGTGAGGAGGTTGAGATTAAGAAAAGATATTCTGATTTTACAGTAGACCCATTTGTTGGATATGAAATCATCATTCTACAAGAAGAACCTAAACAAGAAACACTTGAAGAAGCAATAAAAAGAGAGTATGAAGCAAGAAAATTTAATAGTGATTTTCCTTTTGACCCACAGAGTTTTAAATTAGGTGCTAAATGGCAAGCTGAAAGAATGTATAGTGAGGAAGATTTAAGAAAAGCATTTGAAAATGGAGTTGGTAGTGGAAAATATCAACAAGAATATGGAATTAAAGGAAGTATGAATTTTGAAGATTGGTTTGAACAATTTAAAAAGAAATAGTATGAAAACAGAATTAGAAGAAGCTGCTGAAAAATTTGCAAATGATTGTACATTAGTTTCTGATGCCGCCACTTATGAAGCATTTATAGAAGGAGCTAAATGGCAACAAGAAAGAAGTTATAGTGAGGAAGAAGTCAAAAGATTAGCATTTGACTTTTATTATGATATGTCCCGTCAAATGGGTGTTGCTGAAAATTTAATTTCAGAAAATGCAACAAATGTAGATGTGTGGTTTGAACAATTTAAAAAGAAATAGTATGGAAGAAACACTTAAAGAAGCAGCTAAGAAAAGATATATTGAAGGAGTTTATGTTATAAATGGTATTGATATATGTGACGTATCAAGAGAATGTTTTATTGAAGGTGCTAATTACCAAGCTGAAAGAATGTATAGTGAGGAAGAAGTAATAGAGTTATTAACAGCAAGATGTAAACATTTTGGTACTACTATGACACCTTTTAGAGAATTACTTCTTAAACAAGATTTAGAATGGTTTGAAGAAAATAAAAAAAATAGTATGGGAAAAGTAACAATAGAATTTGATACTGTAGAAGAAGCACAAGATATAAGAGATGCTTTGGATGGGTACAAGTGGAAATTAGCTGTATGGGATTTAGACCAAAAACTAAGAGATACAACTAAGTATGGAGCTAGTTTAATTGGTACAAAACCAGGTGCTAGTGCAGAAGAACAAGATGTTGCAGAAAAAGTAAGAGATTTGATAAGAGAATGCTTATCAGATTATAATCTTGAAATGGAATAAGATGAGCACAACATTTGGAATACCAAAAAAACCTATCAATATAGAGTTAGGTGATGAAGATGGAGTATATGAACATATTAATTCAGAAATATTTAAAAAAGTATGGTTCAGAACTATGAAAAATAGTAGGTGGCTAAGTGATTCAGCTAAATTATTACCTGATGATACTAGAGTGTATGCTTTGGATAATAGTCAACAAGGTATTTTTACAATTGGAGATATTAAAAAATCAATGGAAGAAGACTTATGGAAACAGCAGTAGAATGGATTGAAGGTTATTTAAAAAAATTCAACCACATACAAGAATCATTATCTTTAAGAAAAGCATTTGAACAAGCCAAAGCAATGCACAAGCAAGAGATAATAAATACTTATAGAGATGGTAGGAGCGACCAACAATCTGAAAAACCAAGTAGATTTTATAATAGAATGGCGGAACAATACTACAACGAAACCTTTAAATCAGAATAAGATGAAAGAAGAAGAATGTTGTCCTAATTGTGGTGAATGTGAAAACATTCATACTAATTATGATTGGAGTAAAAAAGAAAGACCAGTAGAAGAGTATTTATGTAATGAATGTGGAACATATTTTTCACCTAAATCACAATAAGATGTATGCTACTTAGAGATACAGAATTAATAGGTAAGAAGCTTGTAAAGCATGGGTTTTCTAGATCAGATACTGATCATCAAAATTACACTGGTTCTTTTTATACTGGTGCAATAACAGTACATTTTGTTAGATATGGTGGTATATGGCTTGTAAATTTTGTTCACTATATGGATATTAATACTATAGTTAAATTTAATCATCATGAAGCTGTATTTACTCCAGAGTGGGTAATAGAAGAACATAAGAAACTACAAGCAATATTTAAATTTTTAAGAGCATGATAAAACAATTTAAAGATCAAAAGATCAAAAATCTTATAAAAGAGATTTGTAATGAACACTGGACAGTTGCAAAACCAGAAGATAGCAACATTGGATATTTATGGCATATGTATGCTGCAGGTACTAAACGAGATGAGTTTAGACCATTTATTTTTCTATCAGAATTAAACTTGCTTGTTAAAACAGGTTATGTTACTGAAGAAGAGAAACAGAATATGCTCGGGATGTTATTGAGTGAAGATGAAGATAATGCTAA